CAAGTTCGCTTAACTGCCGCAACTTGTACCTAAAGCCGCAGATGTCGCAAATGGCAATTGCAATCTTGCCAGAAGCATATCTGTTGCCCATTTACGCACCGCTACCCAGAAATTGCCGACGCGGCACAAACCGCACAGCAGCTTTCTCACGATCCTCTCCAGCAGCAAGCATGAACTGCTCTTCGTATGCCGCCTTCAATATCGGCAAGCGCTCTGTCAGTTCAGGAATCTTCATTGCAATGTAGTACGCCAAACCCGCCGTCAAACATGGCAGGAAGCGGAAGTTCATATCCGCAGTCTCAATACCATTGCCAGCATCTTGCACACGACGCATACGCCAGTACACAAACTGGTACGTTGTGCTGTTGTCGGGCGTTGGCCAGACAGTGATGGCAGGCAGATTTGGGTTATAGATAGTAGCGCCCGTGCTGTGTGACGCCGCTGCCGTCCCGTTCTGCCCACGGAACACACCACCCAAAGAATTGTTGGGGTTGATCCACCCGTAATAAATATCTTCTGCGTCTATACGAATAAAGCCGGCAGACGGCAAACTAGCGGTAGATGACAACACAATATTGGTTGTCGAGCTGTTGATGTTCCCAACCAATGTTGCATTTGCTGGCGCTTGCTGACCAGACAAACGTTGCACCCATACTTGGATAGGGCGAGCCGTTTGCAACTTATTGGGGATCGTAGCGTAGGTGGATACGCTAATCCGGGTAATCGTCAAATCCGCCTGCGTCGAGGCCGTGTTTTGGCCAGTACGAATGACATGATCTAACAGGTCAATCGTATCGGTAGGCATTGCGTACGTATTGAGCCCGGCAGTCAGCGTAATCGTGCCTTGATCAATAGTCCACATATTGATGCCACGATTCTGCCACTCGATGGTCATCAAGTTCATTGACCGTCGAGCTGTGCGCAAATCGTAGCCTGATCGCATTTCGCGGCCAGCACGCTCCCAGGCTTCTTCGGCAATCTCCGTGAAGTCTAGGTCAAACGCCGTTGAGCCTGTGGTGGTCATTATTACCGACCTCTAGCCGCACGCATATTGTCGACCAAGTTGGGGTAAGGGCGCCCAGCCGCCTGCGCCATCGCTTTGGCTGACGCTTTGCGCTTAGGGCTAAGCTTCTTAGAGGCGCCCAAACCTTCGGGTCGCGGCTTGTCCCATACTTCCCCGCCCTTGGCGTACTCCATAAAGTCCGTGTTATCACGGCGCTTCTTGAGTTTGCCTTGAGGCATCTTGGCGGGATTAATAGCACCCATGCCGCGACTGGCCATCATAGGAATTTACCCTTGGTCTTGCCGCGCTGCGCACAACCATCTGCACGCTTAGAAGCGCTGCCAACTGATCCGCCCTTCTTAAGGCCCAGCGACATCGACCGGCGCGGCGCTTCGTCATACGCCCTGCCCATTGCTTCGCGCTCTTGTTCGCGACGCACATCCGCCATGGCAGCCTCTTCAACTTCAGGCCGGGGAGTCATGGGCATACGCATAGGCCTGGGAGCCATGCCGCCGTCTTCTTCCATGCCCGTGGGGCGCGGGGGCCGAATAGGCTTAACCGAAGGCTTGCGCATCTTGCGCATTTTCATATCGTCCATGTCAGCACTTCCCGCCATAAGCCATTTTGACTTGTTTCGCTTTGGTCTTGCCTTTTTGTGCAATACCGTCAGCCGCCTTGGTGTAGCCGCCAGCTGAATAGGCTTTGCCACCGCCCATCATCTTCTTGGCCATGCCGCCCTTTTTCATGCCAGCCTCAGCCATTTCATGCTTAATCATGGCTTTGGGGGCGCCCTTCTTTTTCATGAAGGCAACTTCTTTGCCCATCATTGCTTTGGATTCTTTCATGTCACCACCTTCGTTGAATTTGCGACCCTTGTCAGCCTTCATAAAATCTCGGCCAACCCGTTGAGGAATGCCAACCCGTTTTGCTGCCGCCGGGTCATGCGCCACCATCGCCATCAAATTGTGCTGTGCTTTGCTCTTAGACGGCATCGTCGTCGTCCTTGCGGCCAAGAATACGTTGCACCGTGTCGGTTTCCCAGATACGAATACCAGTCCACAATATTGTGAAAAGCGCAGCAATAGATGGCAACATATCAACTAGCGTACCTACAACAGTAACAACCGACAAGCCATCCAATATTGCTTTCGTTGTTTCGTGTGCCGAGTCTTTCATTTCAGCAATTCCACGCCCGCAATGATTTATTGATACGGCTGTTGGGATCTTTGGCTGTTTTGGCGGATGTCAGCTTTTTCTTCATGCCCTTCATTCGGGCACAAAAAGAATCACGCCGAGACCCGCCCTCCGGTTGAGGCGGCTTCAACCCCGGCTTCCCAGGGTTGGCCTTGTTGTAGCTAGCGCGTCCTTTGGCATTCAACCCGCCTTCTGGGTTTTTGCCTTCTTTGCGCTGCCACGCCGGAGTCTTAGCCATAGAACACCGTTACTTGAGCGGCGTCACCAATGTCGCAGTACACGCCATTCTGGGCAAGAATGCCTTCAGGCGGAATAACTACGGTATGAGCGCCCGCAACCTTGGCGCCAAACTTTGCCAGTACGTTGCCAGTGCCGGTCGTGGGATTGTCGTACAAAATTACGGGAAGAGCCCCGCCAGTTTCTACAACAATGTACAGACCTTTGACCCGCGTTCTGTAAGGAACTAACGCCGCGTCTGCTTCCGTAAACGCGGCTTTAACGTCATATTGCATGACGAACTCCTATTAGGCTACGGCCAGTCCGGTCTTGATGTCGATCCAGCTAGATCCCTTGCCAAAACACACCGTGCCAGCACCGGTATTGGCGTCTGACACATAGATCAGCGCACCAACCACAACAGTCGGTAGCGACGTCAGGGTGTATGCAACAAGAGTGGGAGTGCCAGAAATATTGCCAGTAACGTTGCCGGTCACGTTGCCGGTGACATTACCAATAATGTTTCCTTCAAAGCCATTGTCAGATTTGACCGGCCCGGAAAACGTAGTGCGTGCCATTTAATCCTCGCATACGAGCGGTGCGTATCAGTCTGTATGCCGTCAGCCAGGACTGTCTAATACGCAGGGTGACCCTGGAATAACTCTTTGTATCACATCCACTACTAAAAGAAAAGGGGCCGAAGCCCCTTTCCTTATTGCCACTTAGGCACCCGGCGAACCGAAGATACCCAGGGGGTCAGACACACCAAAGCTGTAACGCTCGCGGGCTTTGTACCGAGCATTGCCGGTATCGAAGTCAGCGTCCATGCTGGTTTGCATGGGCGTACGAACAAAGTGCTTCATGCCGTTGGGCACATCAGTCAGCAGGAACCATGCGTTGGGATCGGTCAGATAGTGGTTGACCGTATATCCCTCGGGGATGGAGCCCATCGACTTCAGCGCGTTGATGTCGTTGTCAGCCGTCGCAACACGCAGTTCGGTTTTGAGCAGGCGCTCAGCAACGAACTGGAGCTGCGGGGGAACAACAAGCTTGCGCGGCTTAGCGGCGATCAGCAGACCACGCTCATCGGTCCAGCCAGCGATCTGAATGACAGCCGCCTCAAGGGAGGTCTCATTCAGGTCAGCGCCGACGGTCGGACGGTTGCTGTTGGTGCCACCGGAAACCAGCGGATGCGCGGTGCTGCACAGGCTAACGCCATCGCCATAGGTGTACGCAGGATTGAACGCTTGGTTCAGAATCGTTGCGGCCTTGACTTGCTTGGTGTAAGCCATACCACGGGCCAGCGCTTTGGTGTAACGCGCCGACAGACTGTCGTACAGGTTGTCTTCCATCGCCTCTTCGGTGATGGAGAAACCCATAGCGATGGTCTCGTGGTTGTAGCGAGCAGTCCAAGCCTCTTGCGCGTTGTCATAAGCAAGGGCGGAACCCTCGTTTTTGACAGGCGCGGCGCCCATACCGGACAGCTTGGTTTCCTCTTCAAACGAACGCTCGGAGGTCTCCGAAGTGAAGATCTCTTTGTGTTCTTCGCCGTACCGTTTGTACTCCAGACCGAACAGTGCATTAAGCCCTGGGAGGAGTTCTTTCAGTAGTTGTGCGCGTGAAATAGCCATGATCTAACTCCTTTAGGCCGTAGCGGTGGCAGCGTAATACTCGTGCTGGCCAAAGTTGAGCTTAACAAGCAGCTCGGGGTACTGGGTAAACACCAAGGTTGCGCTAGCTGCAAAGGCCGGGGAGGCCGCTGCATTCAGCGTAAACGAAGTGTCGCCAGCAGCAGCGGCAACAGACACGTACGAACCACTAGCGATGTACTGGCCATTGGACGCAACCGAGCCAACATCCGTACCTACGGGCAGCGCAAACGGCAGTGCCGAGCAGGTTACGGTGGTCGTGCCAGAAACGTACGTAGCAGTACCCAGGGACACGGCGGTCTCAGGAACCACGCCAATAACACGTACGGGCAGAGTGTCCGTGATGTTAAGGCTGCCAGCTTCCAGAGCATTTGCCGAATTGCCGGTGTTCAGGTTGCCAGTGTTGTTCAAGCAAGCCAGATTCCGGCCAATCATGGCGCGGGCGCCAGAAGCAATCGTAGTACCGGACGAACAAACAACCGCTTGGAAAACCAGATCGGGATCGTCAGACACGTAAGCCACGGCATCACCAGCAGTCGTATTGGCGGGCCAATATTGGCTGAACTGCTTTTGCTTGGTGGTCGGGTTGGTGTACGAACAACCCATGAACACGCCGACAACCGTTCCGACTACGCCAGAAGTTACCGAAATGCGCTGAAGGTTGCCACGGACTAGGGCGACATAATCACCAAAGAAGATGTCCGTGTTGTACGCGTATTGAATGTTGTACATCCGGGTGGAACCGGCGAACAACTGCCCACCGATCAAATTGATCGGCTTTAGCCCGTATGGGGCCGACACAACAGGGTAAGCCATTTAAGACTCCTAAATTACTAACGGCGTCCGAACGTTGTCTGCGATGACCGGTTGTTAAACAGCGGCATTCGCGGATCGTTCTCGCGCATGAAGTTGTTGTCCACTGACTTGATTTGCGCACCGGCCTGATCTGCAAAATACTCATTCCGTTCGCCAACCAACTCAGAGGGGGCTTTGCACAGCATCAGTCCGCCAATCACAATATTGTCTTTGAATCGTTCAGACTCAATCGCAGCTAGTGTGATTTCTGGATGATCAGATGCTTTTACAGGTTCCCAACCTTCACGCAACATGAGTGACACATTGGTAGGATCTGCTTCCCCACGTGTACTGATTCGCACCCAGTGAAAATCATACCCAGGCTCCGGATTCGGAGTCGGCAGGGTTTCTGCCCGCTGCCATGTACGGCGACGCGCAGTTTTGTCACGGGTTTGAAATTCGCGGTTTGTTCGATTCTCAGCCATTTTGTTTCCTCATGTCTTCAGCAACCTGACGGGCATATTGCTCAGGGGTTAGCCCGAGGCGTTTAGCTATAGCGATAGCCGATTGTGTCAGCACGATCTTTTTAGGGGCAGTGCTTCGACTAGCGGGCGCTACAACATTGCTACGGCGCGGCTTTTCAGCCGGAGGTGATGACTGATTTCCATCGTCGTCGTCAAACGCATCTGGAAATACTTGTCGCATACGCCGGTCAATCCGGTCGTAGTAATCGTCGGATTGGGGATCGACGCCTTCCCTGACCAATTTTTGATGCAACCCAAGAGCGAGGGCGGTCATTTCCTCGTCTGCTCCAAACCATCGATTCCTAGACTGCCAAGTTGACAGCTTTTCATCAATTTTTGGCGCTTCTTGAGCGATTGGTTGTGTTTGTACAGCAACTGGTTTCTCTTGTAAAGGTGGCGGTTTGAGCGCAGCCACCCTTTCCGCCTGATTTTTGGCCGCAATTAATGCTTCTTGGGCCTCAACCAGCGCTTTAGAATCACCAGATTCGTACGCTTTTTGGTAACGCTCCTTCGCGCTCTCCAAATTCAGCACCGTTCGAGCTTTTGCCTGCTCGATTAGGGCCGCTTGGCTCTTTTCATGCTGCTCTTTGAGGCGTTTATTCTCTTCGTACACCGATTGCGCGTACTTAATCGCCTCTTCTTTCTCTCTTAGAGCCGCTTCTGCCTTGCGCCGCTCGTCGTGATAGCCCTTTGTGAAGTGCTGAATGCGCTTTTTGACGTTATCTGAGTAATTTGCCAGCTCATCATCGTCAACATCCTTGGGCGGTGCAGAAGGTTTTCGGTTTCTGTCCGCTTCTGGCGTGTCATCAACGACTTCAATCTCAACTTCGGGCTCGGATTTGGGGGTTTCCAGCTTGGGAGGAGGCTCCGTAATGTTGGTTACCTCTTTGGCCGGCTCAATTTCAATCTTGTTGTCGACCTTTTCCGGATCTGGAAACTCAAATTCAACTTTTTGGAATGCCATATCAGTCCTTCCGCAGGCTATTTAGCTGCACCTGCAAGGCATCGCATTGCTTTCGCAAGTGATGTATGTACTCGTGTTGGGATTTTTCGCGCTGTTCAATGACTTTGAGTACGCGCTGCAACCTTGCAACCATGCCGCCAAGCTCGGATGCAATATTGCTTAGTTCATACCAGTCAAAGTCAGAGGTCACGCCGTACGAAATATGTTCGCTCATACGCGTGTCACCCCTCTCGGGTCAGCAACAATCGCCTCAATCGCATCGTCATTCAAGAGTCGATACTCTTGGCCGTTAACCGCGAAACGCGTACCCGAGTTAGGACGGAACATTACAAAATCACCAACCTTGCACCATGGCCCAGTGGGGAATCGGTCTTTGTCGTGATAGGCCAGATCACCCATATCCATAACTGCGCCCATCATGGACAGGACGCGTTCCGCATGCTTGGTACGATCAGCCTTCGCAATACCAGATTCATACGTATCCTCAACCTGGGGCAGCGCAATTAAGAGCTGGTATCCAACCGGTTTCGGAAGTTGGGCTTCAAATTCAGCATCAGTTACCTGAGTATCACTCATTGTCAAGATCCATATAGTTTTGCGCGAGGTCTTGTACTTCACGCTGTGCGGTCTCTAGTCCTCGAATCAAGCCACACAGTTCTCGGTATTCGGCGTAGTCTTTACTAGCACCGGATACAAGCGAGTCAGCAACCGCGTTTCTATGCGCGGCGAGTTTTTCATTCAGCACGTCAAAGACGGTTTTAGCCATGGTTTAGCCTTTGCCGGCTTGGCCAGCGATACGCAGCGCTTCGATCTGCAATCTGCTCTGGGCAATATCCACATCAGCCGCATCCTTCTGGGCTTTACGCTGAACGTCCTGAGCTTTGATTTGCAACTCTTGCTGCTGCAATTGGAACATCGGATCTTGTTGGACTTGTTGGGCTTGCTGTTGCGCAGCCTGCTGCTGGTGAAGCTGCGTAAGCTGTTTGCCCGCATCCGCCACCAACCGCGACAACTCAACTTCAATTTCCTCTGGCATCTCTTCATGCGGCCCAGGCAGCGGCGCACCCAACCGCTCTTCAATCTGCTTGCGATACATATAACCAAGATGCTCAGCAATATGAGCCTGCAACGAACCCATAATCTGATTCGCCATGGGATTCTGGCCAATCGCCTGCGCAATCATTGGATCTTGCATAAATGACTGGTGAGTCGTTAAGTGCGCTTCGTGGTCCTGATAGATGAATGCCTTCATCGGTTTGCCCATCAACGCGCCCATGTTCTCCGACACAGGATCTCTTGGCTTCTGATCCTCGTCTGTCGGGATAATCTTGTCGGCGTTCTTCAGGCCCAGGACTTCAATCATTTGCCGGTGCAGGTACGGTAAGTTGTACAACTGCGGCGCTGATTGCGAAAGTTGGAAGGCCGCCTGATACTGCACAACCCGCTGCGCCATCGTCGTGGCATTTGGGTCGCTGACGGGAATTACTTCCACCATTGCGTAGTCTTCTGACCGCGCTCTACGATCTACGCCCTCGGGGATGTAGTCATACGGCTCATCTGCATACTCAGAAATCAACTCTTTGAGTAGCTTAAACTCCTGCTTCATCGCGAAGTGAACCCTCGCTTGCACCGCAGCCATGGGTTTTAGCGTCCTCTCCAGCAACGCCAATGTTGTTCCCACCGGCGCCTGAGCTGACATATCACTGATATTCATGTCGCTGATTGCGCCTAGCCTGCGGCCTTCCTGCGTAATCCGCTCAAGCAAAGCTGCCAAAACCTGACTGGGCTCTTTGTACGGCAACGTCATGATGTTGTCCCGTACCGTCCCGCTAGGTACGTCTACATCTCTAAACTCACCCGGAGCAATCGGAGTATCGTCGCCTTTAATCCGTAATCCACGGGACTTCAATCCACCAGGAAGGTTGGACAATGTGCCGGCATCAACCAGCTGGCGGATGATTGAAGTTCCCGCCCGAGCGTACCCACCAATAATGTGAATCAGCCCAAGTCCATAGAACCCAAACCCAGGGACATATACATAGTGAACAAAATGTTGCCGGGGTCTGTGGTTCTTATCCGTCGGTTCATAGTTCCTGCGGATGGCCAGGACCTTAGTAGTTCCCTTGTCAATCGTAATTACATAGGGCTTCGGCAGATCTTCTGGGTCATCTACCCCAGGAATGCAGTACGTTGTATGTACTTCGTATAACGCGTAACGTTCATCATTGGTCAGGCTATAGCCGCCCTCTTCAGCTTTGGCCTTCTCAATATCCGTGAAGAATTCAATCGGGTCGCCAAGGTCAACCTCTCGGTAAAACTGCTTGGCCATCAAGACATCGACATCATTCTTGGTCTTGCGCATAATGTGCGTTACGCGCTCAGCCGTCTCCAGATGCGACGTGCCATAAGGCACAATCACGTCTTCCGCAGGAATGTAAATAGATACTTGCCTGCCTAGTCGGGGATCGTAGTACACCTTCTTAAATGAAGATCCGGCAAGCCCCAGGCTGTAAAGCATTCTTTCATGCTCTGAACGGTATTCAACCATTCTTTCAGTGAGCTGATAGTTCATGTCAGCTCGAACACGCTCGGCAGCGTCCTCTTTCTGCCGGGTAACATCACCCAGGATCTTGGTCTTGACAGGGCCGGCAGCCGGGAATGTTTCACTCATTGTCTCGGCTTGGAACCGGATAACCGCCTCGGCCAGCAGCGTACTAAATACACCGCAGGCATCATCCCAGGGTTCAGTCCGCTCTTCGTATTTGAAACCCAGAACCTGCAAACCTTTTACATAGGTTTCGGCCCACTCTTTCCGGGCTTGGATGTCCGCATCAACCAGTTCAATCAGTTCAGATGCAATATTGCTTAGCGTAGATTCATCTAAGGTTTCTGCCAGATTCTCATCAAACGAACCCTCGCCCATGATTTCGTCGGGAATCAGCGTAATCTCCATGCTCCCGTCAGCCAAGGTAATCACTTCCGGATTTTCAACTTCAATCTCAATGCCCCCGTCTTCTTCTTGCAATCCGGTCGGGGCTACATAGATTCCCTTGTCAATCAGGTTCGTCGCCATGATGGTTCCTAATAGTAAGCGCGCTTGCGCTTGAACGTTATGGGTTCATCGTCTTCGTCAGAATCAAGCCGTACAAACCCGCCCTGACGGAATCGTATCAGTGCTTGTGTAGTGCTGTCACACAAGTCGTCATGCGCCGCATTCGGAAATGAAGCCATCTGTTCAACCACTTCATCAGCCCATCTTGTTAACGGCCGCCACACCTTCCCGCTTCTAAACAAGTCCGATACCGAATTCATCCGCACAAACTTGTCATTGCCCTTCACCGGGGTGTACTCCGATACCGCCAACCCCATTCTTCTCAATTCAAATATCAACGGACTACCCGCGGCCTTCGCCTCAACAATGCACGAATCCGGCTCCCACTCCTTGTAATACTCAAACGCCTTGGCCTTCAACTCCGGAAATTCCATCCGCTCTTGAAACGCATCCAACAAAATAATGTGCGCATCATTGCGGTCTTCATCCTTGTAAAACACACCCCACGTCGTACACGCCGAATAGTCACTCCTCTCACTCTTCGTGAACGCCGTGTCCCAACTCTGAATAATGTACTCACACCGGGGAGGCTCATCCTTCTCCCACGTCTGCCACCACTCCCGCTTTACAATCGCACCCTCTTCAGCCGTCGGCGTCTGCTGATACTGCGCATTCCACTTGGCCGGAGGCAACTCATCCCTCAACGCCTCCAACTCTTTCAACGACCAAAATTCAGGCCATAAGGGTTTACCCGAGGGCATTATTGCAGGTAACTCAATCACCTCCCACTCATCAGCCCGGTCCAACTGAGCCGCCCGATCTATCACCCGGCCCGTCAAATCCCTCGCACCCCAGCGCGTCATCACAATCACAATGGCCGCCCCAGGCTGCAACCTCTGCCTAGGCCCACTCTCATACCACTCATACACACTGTCAAAAACGTCAGCGTTCCCAGCCGCCAACCTTGCTTCCTGCTCCGAATGCGGATCGTCCACAATAAACAAATCCGCACCCTTACCCGTCACCGTACCCCCAACACCAATAGCAAAATACTCCCCGTTCTGGTTCGTCGCCCACCGACCAGCCGCCTTACTGTCCTGCCTCAAACTCACACCCGGAAAAATCTTCGCGTACACCTCACTACCCACCAAGTTCCTCACCTTGCGGCCAAACCCAACCGCTAACTCAGCCGTGTTAGACGTCTGAATCACCTTCTTCCCCGGATACTTCCCCAAAAACCAACTCGGCAACAAATAACTCGCAAACTCACTCTTCGTATGCCGGGGCGGCATGTTAATAATCAACCTCTTCAACTTCCCACTCGCAATATCCTCAAACTTCTTCGCCATCACCGCATGATGCCTACCATGCACAAACCCAGGCCACACCTGCTTCACATACTCCATAAACGAAGCACTCGCCCGCTCCCTCATCAAAGCAAGCTTGTACTCCTCAACCTGACTCAGCAACTTCTCATAATCCGCCGGGTCAAGCCGACTAATCAAATCATCTAACTTCATGTTGCACTGCAATAAAAAGTGCCGCAAAACACGGGGTTTATACCCAGAAATATGTTGCACTGCATCATTCTAGGTTCCTGAAGTTGATATACACCGGTCTCACGGTCCTACCCCTGCCCTCAACCCTCTTCACCACCCCCAACTTCACCAACCTATCTACCAATTCCTTCGTATTCCCCAGCCCCATCTTCCCCCTCACATACGCTATATCCCTCAACGACGGACTAAACCCATACTTCTTCCACCACTCATCAATAATCAAAAATACTTCCCTCTGCGCCGGACTCACAATACCCTCCAAACACCCATCCCGATCCCCACTTACCCTCGACATCCCCCTATTAATCAATACCCTACCCCCCATTTTTCACCTCGGTACCATCTACCGGGGGGTCTTCTATATCCGCCAAAAATGCAATATTGCTTTTTTTCTCTACCCCCCCTTCGGATTGGGATCCAGTGTGGGGAATAGTATGTACGTCGCCATGGTGCGTCGGCTCGTCAATTTGGGGGGGTGGGTCACGGTGGGGGTCCGGACCGGCCAATTCCGCTAGCAGGCTGTCGGCATCGGCGCCCGCGGGCATCTCAACAGTCCGCAGCATGTCCTTGATTTCATTGAGTAATTTATCCTTCGCAGCTTGCGAGTTATCGATCCTTGTCACCTCGCGCCGCTCTGTAAATGCCGCGACTTCTGTAACCGTACCGAGGACTTTCGCCGCCTGGACCTTGACGGCCGGAGGAGTGTCGTCTGAGAGGAGGGTTTCAGTTAGGCTTTGGATTACCAGAGAACGCAAAGCCGCCGGGGTTCGATATTCCTGCGCCGCTAATGCCACCTGATACGCCTCGATCTCTTTCTGAACCCTTGCATCACTAGCCAGCTTATACGGGGCGCACGCTATTGTGCTCGGTGCTGGGTTCGGGTTGTACGCTCGCCGGTACGCCTCCGCTTTGCTATTCCCTTTGGCGACCTCTCTCGCAAACTTCCGCATTTTGGGCGTTAGCCCTTCGGCAGCTTGGCCAAATAATGCTTGGTCCGGTATCTGTTCGAGTGCTTGCTTTATCTCGGATCGACGCATGGTCTGATGCCCTTCGGGCTATTCAACACGGGCCCGAGCATACCGGAACAAGCCCGGAACACGCAAGCACACGCCATGCCTGAACCCCCGTTTACTGTATATCCGGCCAGATAGGGGAAAACACTAGGCGTTGATTTATAAGGCTTTTTTGGGGGTTGGTATGATTCTGTTATGCACTCAGGTTGTAACACCCGCAGTTCTGACTGACACAACCGGAGACCGACAACATGAAAGCAATGACCCAGATAACCGAGCAGTGCGGCGCCCGCTGGACTGTGTTTAAAACTGAAGAGAGCGGCTCGCGATCCTTTTGGGTTGTGCATGTATACGGCGTATCGATAGCCAAGCCATGCACGGCAGGCTTTTACGCAGCCAGCATCATTGCCGCCGCCGCTGCGCTCACCAATTAATTGACCCCCGGAGCCCAGACCATGCACGACACCGCAGCACGACTCGCACTGTACTTGACCGACGCCACGGGCTCGCCCCTTGGCCGCGTCAAGGTCCGCCTACCCGCCGCCGATCAGCGCGCATTGCTGGGCCGCTATTTAGGACGGGGCGCCATCTATATCGACGGCACGACTGAGACTGTCGAGCACTGGGTTAAGCGCGGCTTTGGGCTTGACTCTGAGTGCACCGTATCGCTTCGCTTCGCTGACCTGTAACCCTGGAGACCGACGCAATGTTTGACTACAGCAACACGCTAGACATGACCGACGATCAACTACTCGACGCCGCGCACCTCATGGCCCGCCAGGGCGGAAGCTTTGCCGGCGCCATCGCGGACGCGTACTTCGCCGCCGACCGACGCAACCGCCACCGCCTGCTCGCCGCATTCGGCGACTTGTTCCAAAAGTTCCACCGCGCAACATTGGACGCCTGAAAATGAGCCAAGCCATTCGATACGCTGAACAACTGGAAGATCCGATCAACGCGAAACTGTATCTCGCCCCGTACATCGCCGCCGAACTGCGACGGCTGCACGATGAAAACAAACGGATGCGCAACGCCCTGCAAACCATAGCCAATATCGCGCTGATGGATAGCGGGCATTGGGCGAAAACAATCGAGGCCGAGGCCCTTGCCGCGAGTCGCGGTCACAACTGAGATGAAAACCCGCCCCCGCCAGGGGGCAATATTGGAGACCTTGACCATGCCCCGCGAACTGCACCTTTACGACGCCGTGACCGACGACTATTTATGCACGGTCAAAGCACTAGCCCCGCGCGTAACGCGCGACGAGGAGGGCGACGGCATCGACTTCCGAAGCCAGCATACAACCCGGCTAATCCTGCCCCGCGGCCTGACCCGCGCGCAACGGCAACAAGCCGCGCTCGCTGCCGAGCACACTATGCGCTGGCGCTGCCACTGTGAGCACGACTGTTGCGGGCATAGCTTCGGTTGGTCCCGCGCGCGTATCGCGGATCGTCGGACCCTCGCCGTCACGACCTACGTCGCGCGCAACGTGTAACCCTGGAGACCTTGACCATGACGACCATCACAGACCCGACCGCCATCGAAGCCGCCCGCCTGCTAGCGCTTCGCCAGATGCTACGCCTGGAACTTCTAGGCATGCGACACCGTGGCCGCAGCGCCTATTCAATCATCAAGTCCGAGTTCGGCTTGCGCGGCTCTCGTCAGGCTGTATTTAACGCGCTGACCGAATGGCGCAACGCTTACCTTCAGAGAGGCTGAACATGTACCTGATAACTGACGATTACGGCACCCGCCGCCGCGCCTGGACCAGAGCCGACGCCCTCGACTGGTTGCAATATTGCAGCCCGCATGCCGAGATCCACAATATTTGGGGCCGACTTGTAGCCCGCCGCATTCAGGGGGTTTGAACATGCTACCAAGCATCAAATCCCTTCGCGCCGTATTTGGCGATCGCGCACCCGAGGCCCGCCGCATCCTCGAAGCCTCCCGCTCGTGGCTAGAGTACTTGCCGGCATGCGAGGCCCGCATCCGCGAGTGCTATCACCCGCCCAGCACGATGGACCTCCGCATGACTGCGCTCGACGAACTGGCCGGCGCGCATGGCATTGAGGGCGCGCAAGCATCCGACGGACAGTGGCTGACGTGGCTCAACGTGGGCGATACGTACGCCGCCACCATTACCCACTGGGCCGGCCGTTACCGCGTGGAATCATGGGGCGATCGGGTCGAAACGCTCGAACGCCGACGCATCACTTTCTGACCCGCCCGACTGGGCATAACCTGGAGACCTTGCAATGCTTGACTATCTACCGCACCATTCCCGCCGTGAATACCTCGACGCACTGGCTGAGGATACTGGCGTTGACCGCTCGACCGTGTACATGCTCGCCGCCATGCTCGGCCCGTCCGAGGACTTCGACGGGCTCGTGACCGCCCTGGAAGATTACGCTCAGGAGGCCGAATAATGCTCACGCTCGATTACGTACAAGATCCCGGCCACGGCTGGATCGCAGCCGACCGCCAGCACCTGCGAATTTTTGGCCTGCTAGACAAAATCAGCGCGTACTCGTACCAGGACGGCGCTGACCTCGTCTGGCTAGAAGAGGACTGCGACGCCCCGCGCTACGTCCGCGCACTGCGTGAGGCCGGCATTCAGTTTGCCGTGCGCGACGTACACACTCGCGGCGATGCTTGGATTCGCTCGCTTCCACATTATCAACCCTAATCAACCCGCCCCCTTCGGGGGGCACCCTTGGAGACCTTGAAGATGAAGCAGACCATAATCGACGCCCTCGACCGCTGGATTCGTCGGCGCCCCGGCTTAGAGTTCGGCAACTACGGGAGCGTGCCCGCGTACCGCGCCGAAATGCGATCCATCACCCGCGACTTGCACCACGCCCGCGAATTACTGCTGGCCGTCAGCAATCGCAGCATCAGCGCGGATGCAATCATCGAAGCCGCCCGGCATGCGTACAGCGGGCGCCTGAGCATCACCCCTCAAGGGGACACGGTGCAGATTGACTACTGCACGGGCCAATACTGGCCGACCGAGTACCGCCGCGCCGTGTGCGCCGTCCTGTCGTCCGCTCTTTGGGACTACTGGAGGGCCGACCATTCATCCGGTGACGCTATCCGTGCAGAAGCCCGCCGCAGTTTGTCGCGTAGTGTTGTCAATCGTTTTTTCCGGTGACGCCATGGACACAGAAGCCCTAATCAAACAAGCCCGCACACAGCACGACCAACTGCGCGCCGCCATGGCGCCGACACGCTGGCACCTTTACCGCCTGCCATCCGGTCAGGTTGCCATCATGCAAGAGAGCGCAAAATGGGACATCCCCGAGCCGCCAATATTGGTCCCGAATGTGCACGCCATGGACTCGCCTAAGCTCGCGCGGCTCATCCGCGCCAAACTGGAGGCCACAGAATGAAACCCTACAAAAAGACGACCGACGTCGAGCAGACATGGCGCGAGCATGGCTGGACCCCGCCCCGAGAAGATCCCGCCATTGTGGCTAAATGGCGCTTTTATCAGACCCTCGCCCAGTCCTTGCAGCAGAACGAAACACCGCCCCCAGTGACTGCGAAAACCTGAACAAACCCAGCCGCTGGTGCGCGTCGTTCGCATCCTCTCCGGGGCTATCGCTGACCCAATAGGGCCATCCGGTAGCCTCGGCGGCTTTCTGCCCCGTCTGGCTTGCATCATTGTCGGCAATCACTACGCCGCCCGGCAGCGCTGACGCAACCTTGACCAGATTACCCGCCGAAAAGCAGACATGAATGCGATACGCGATCTTCAGCTGCCGCAACGCCGCCTGTACCGATAGCGCCGTGGCGTAACCCTCGCAAAGCACATGCACCCCGTTTGCGTCGAGCGTATGCGTGGCGCCCGACGTGCGCTGGCCGAACAGAAAGCGCTTGCTTCCGTCCGGCGCGATCAACTGGCACCCAACCGTCCGTCCGGCTACCCGCATCGGTACGACCAGCAGCAGATCATCCGACTGGTAGACCAGCCCCCGCTCTTTCGGGAACCCTTTGGCCGCCAGATATGGATGCTCGAACGGCGCCGACTTCGACAGAATGAATCGCGCCTTCTCTGCCGCCCGCTCTTGGGCCATCCGGTGACGCGCTTCTGCGTCTTGGTTCATCCGGCGGAACCTGTCTGTATCGACTTGGCCGTCCGGTTTCCATACTGATATTGCCGTCTCGGTCGCATGGTTCTGCACAAACGCATGCGTGCCCATGTACTTCACCGCACCGTTACGCTTTCGCGGGTGATCGTCCGTCGGGTATCGCTTCCATATTCCAACAGGCGGCAGGCTATCAATCAGGATGCCGTGCGCCCGGCAAAATGAAACTAGATCCATTGCTAAATCCTACACAGGATAGGGTTTGACACTCAGGCTACCTTTCTTCGCTTCAGGTAGACGACTAGCCGGTGCTTAATAAACTTTTCGACCTCTTTGCCCGGCGGTTCTGGCTTGTCAGATAACCCACGCGGCCACGCTCCAAACTTCTCGCGGTATGTATGCGCCGCCCAGCCCCGAGACTTGCCTTGATACAGCACGTAGTGCATCAGCTGCGACCAGAACTGCTGCTTCGAGATCGACCCGGTAGCAATATTGCTGGCCAATTCTTCCATCCGACCGGGCACGTTCTGAACCATGCTCTTGTTCTGTCGCACATGACCGCAAGCCAAGCAGGTATCCGACCCCTGCGGCCACAGCGCCCCGCACTTTGGGCACTTGGCTGCGGCCTTCTCGTCTGTGGTCGGCTCCCGCTTGGGCTTTTCTTTACTGTCATCCAGCTCTATCACGCCGCCGCTGTACACCGCCTCCCAATCATTCCGAAAGCGCAGATAGTTGCCTGAGTGGTCTAGCCACAGCGCAAATTCTTTGCCCTCCGATGACCGCATCACCCGGCCCATCTGCTGGATGTGGCTCGACAATGACTTGGAAAATGGCCGCGCCGATACTCCGATCATCACGTCCGGCACGTCAAACCCTTTGGTCAGGATGTCAGTCGCAATCAGCCCGTGTATTTCTGTGTCGGGCTTTGAGAATTCTTCAATCACTTCGCGCTTGTAGTCATCCGAATCGCGATAGCTCACGGCCACAAAGTTGTAGCCATGCTCTGCAAACTTCTTGGCAAGATCGGCACCATGGTTCACGCCCGAACAGAACACAATCGTTTTGCGCGGACCGCCGAATATCTCGGTCGTTTTAGCTATCCACTCCGCAACAATGTCGCCCGTGATCTGCATGCCGCGCTTCTCAGACTCAGCCTGAGACCACTCGCCGGCAACCTTCTTGGCGCCGTCCATGTCGATCTCTTTAGCAATGAATACACGCAACGGCACCAGAACCTTCTGCTCCACCAGCTGCTGCGTCGTAACCGTCGACACAACATTGCTATAGATCTGCCCTAGCCCCTTCGTGAACGGACTGGCCGTCAGGCCAATCACTTTGATCTCAGGGTTTGCCTTGATGAAGTCAGCCGTCTGCTTACGAATGACGTGCGCCTCGTCAACGATCAACAGGCTTAGTCCAGGGAATGACCCGCGCTTTTCCAATGTTTGCGCGCTGCATACCTGTAGCTGCTCCCAGGGTCTGTGCCGCCAGTGCCCCGCCTGCAACACGCCATGCTCGATGCCGTACTTTTCCAGCCGCTGGCTTGTCTGGTCGCACAGAATCACCCGGTCCAAGATCATGGCCGCACGGTTGCCCTTGATTCGCGTCGCATTAAGCAAAGCAATCGCCATCTCTGTCTTTCCGGCGCCCGTCGGTGCGTACAGGATCTGTGCGTGATGGCCATCCACAAACCCATTTCGCAGCGCATCCAGAGTCGCGCTCTGGTAATCGCGTAGGTTTAGCATGTTTACCTCAGTGCTTTACAGCCCCAGCGGCCTCTTCTTCCGCGTGTTCCAACGCCCGCAACGCCATGTACAGCATCTCTCGCGTTTCTGCGAGGTCAGCCATGGACGTCAGCAACACAATGCTTTTGCCGCCAATGTGTCGCCCAACGATCACGCCCTGAAACTCATCGCGGTTGGTTGTAATTTCTTTGGCCAAACCAACGAAATGCGTGCCGCTTTCAACTTTGTTCTCGTTCATCTTCAGACTCCTTTTGCGCAAACGCATATCCTTCTTGGAACCCAACATCCCAAGCCTTAGCCCAGGCTATGCACCATAGATCGTACGAGCCGTCCAGTGGGAACTTAAAGTCTGACTTATTCTTCATCAGAGCTTTAACATCTTTGCGTTTGATGAACGCTGCCCAGGCTTTATCACGCTCCGGGTTATTGATAGGTATGTCATCAAACATCGTTCTTCTCCTTGAGTTTTACTTCGATCAGATCAAACAATTTACGGGTGTAACCTTTAATGGGTGTCTCACCCCATGGCCCAATAATTTCTTTGATCTCATCATCCGTCAGCCCGACCCATTCACGGCGCTGTACTACTTCAACAGTTTCGCCATCTACGCGGTCGTCGTGGCAAGCGCACCCTCGCTCGTAACATGCTTTATCTATTCGGGTCATGTGTTCTTCTCCTCAAGTTGTTTCTGCTGTTTATCAAAAGCCTCTTTCCACTCTTGATACCTAACTTGGCAGTCTTCGCAGTTGCACTCCCAAACAAACCCGTCAGGATCAGCGATACCGCCTTCCATCTTTATTGGGGCCAACCCGAATCCTGTCATGTGTTTTTTTCTTTCAGCTTGGATTCGGTGGCCTTCATTAAATCTTCGTCATCGTGTGATGGATCGCCCCAGCCAATGACATCTCGCCAAAGATTGTTACGCTCCTCATTCGTCAGCCCTTGCCATTGGCGCGGCGCAGTGTAGAGGGGCGTCATGTGGTCATAGAACTTGTCCCATGACAGCAGGTTTTCGCTTTCGCTGACCCATGCGACCGGCTCCTGCGCTGGCTGTTTGCTCGCGGCCTTCCAACCAGACCACGCCCAGTAAGCGGGGCTGTCCTTGCGGTAAGGGTTCCCGATGTCGTCGTAATCGGCATCCCACCATTCATTGAAGGCGTCAGGTATGGCATCCCATTGCTCCTGCTCTGGCTGCGCTGGCTCCTCAGCCTCCATGCACTCGCGCAGCGTCATCGGTCTGCCGCCGTGTTTCATTGGCCCCTGCTCTGGCTGGGCCATCCCTGTTGACTTCTCGTAGTCCTCAAAGCACTCAGCCGAGTGCAGGTTGGGGTTTGTGCTGCCGCAGTTGCGTCCGGCGCAGGGTTGCATTTGTAGTTGCGTCAGTCGCTGCAACTCTCTGTGCATCCTTCGCAATTCAGCAGCAGCCTTGTCCCGGTAAACGGAACTTGCCCCGGCAGCTTGTTCAAGCCAGTTCGCCAGCCGCAGAGGTTCTGGTAGTTCAGTCATGGCTGCTCCTTGTTCGGCCACTCAGTCCAGTACATCGGTGTGCCCACCGCGTCTTCAATACCGCCCACGGTGACCACAAAGTCCCGGACGGTCAGTTGGATGCGATCTGGCTGCGCCAGCCTATCGCGCAGGGCGGTGATGGCCTCTCTTGCTGGCTTACCACCGTCTGCAACTGTGGCCCAACTATTCGGGTCGTTTACTGATGTGACAACATCGGTGTATTGCTCCAGCGCCTCAAGCGCCTGCTGCATCACTTCGCGGTCAGTCATCTCACACCTCC